TCCGCGACAATCTCAGCCGTTAACCTGCCTTTGCCGTGATACGCCTTGTCAATATCATCTTTGCTAAAATTACCCATTGCATTAGTTTGCATGTTTAGCGTTTCATAATGCTTACTATGGATTGCACCAACAATAGGTTGGCATAGATAACCTTGCTGGATTAACTCACGCGCGGTGATCTTGTAAATCAATCTATCAAAATACGGGTTTCGTGTTTTGCTTTCATGCAATGCTACACCGCGCAAATCGTGTTTAAAAATGTAACCCGTTGACATACGATAAGGTGTAGCTGATAACCCAATAATGCGCAGGTTTTCATTAAATACCTGCAGCTGATCAATAATATGAATAACGGTTGGCGTAATCTTGTGGCACTCGTCAATAATCACTGCGCAGAATTGACTGCCAAACCGATCAATCTGGTTTTTGATGCTGACAGGCGTACCAACCACTAACGGATTAGCAAGGCAAGTTTCACCAACGCTTGCACTAAACAATGAAACCGCATTGCCTGTGGCAATAATCTTATCGGCATTTTGCTCCAGCAATTCTTTGCTAGGTACAATACATAAAACGTGTTTGCCTTTGCTTACTTTGTTTAAAGAGTTGGCTATCTCAGCAACGATGATTGATTTACCTGCACCTGTGGGCAATTCAAGAACGCATGGCGCGGTGTTCTTGCGAACCCACGCTATGCAATCATCATGCGCCTGTTGTTGGTATGGGCGCATTTTCATTTGCTTACTCCTTGTTGCACTAATAAGTGTTTAACGGCTTCACGCAGCGCAGGTGTTATTGCATCAATAATGTCAAATGCTACAATCGCAGCTTGTTCGACTAGATATTCGTCATCAATATCCAGTTTAGCTAGTTCTTTTTTTAAATTTGTCTGTAACCATTCACTGTCTACATCCATATGAATAGCTATTTCTGCGGCGTTCATTCCATTTTTGTGCAATGCCAGCATTTCTTTTTTTAATTTTAAGTTCACGACAATCTCCAATACTCACTCGCTGCACCCATGTAAGGCGTTAAATCTGCATTAGGTAGCAATTCTTTGACGGCTTTGGCGTAACTCACCGCGCCTTTTTTGTATGCAGGCATTTTCATTTAAGCATTCCTTGCATTTTTAATTTTTAAATATTTTCCGTATGCTTCACTATTTGGTTGAGTTAATCCAAGTCCTTTGCACCAATAATCATTTCTTAATAAAACTTTGCACATTCTTCTCCAACTTGGCGCAATACGTTCTGCTTCAAGCAATTCAGGAGCTTCTTCAGGTATTTCTACATATCCACGAGCTTTCCACCATTTAATAAAAACTTTAAATCTGCTTATGTAATGATCTCTATTTTTTTTAGGCATAGATTTTAATAATAAATTACAAAATGAATGCCATGTATGACCGGGAGGGCATGATATTTTATTATATCCAGTCATATTTCCTGTTGATTGAATATATAAAGCACCTGAATTAGCTCCATTTACTCTGGCAATTAATTTAAACCATGTTTGAGGTTCTAATAAATGATACAACCATAATCCTTTGCGCTGGTCATCACCGTATGGTTGACATAATCGTTGCTGGCTTAAAGGTACGCCTGCTTTGTGCATTAGTTCATATATTTTATTTGCAGGACAATCTGGAAATTTTCCATGAAAACGCCATATATCTTCTGTTTTCCAATCATATATTGGATAAACATTAAATAAATCACCATCAACATGAGTTGTAAAACGTTTATTTCCGTGCATGGTTTTATTTGATTGAGCAATTGTTCTAAAACGATTTAAACTTTCATCGCAACGAATTCCAATAAATGCTCCACATGATTTTCCATCAGCATACCAAATGCCAAAGGTAACCATCATTTCCTCAAATTCCATTTCATTAACATGAAACGCTGGTTTATTATCTTCAGTTATTGCGCATTTAGGAATATTGCGAACCCATGTTTCACTCTTTTCTTTGTCCCAACATACCCATCTAGGTTCAAAAACTGTAACAGCATTTCTTAATAATAGGGGCAAGCATAGCCAATGAAGGTCAATATTTGATTTATATAATTCAACCATTTCTTTTATATGCTCAATTGTATGACTATATTGAGCTTCTAAATCAATAATTAACACACCAACAATGCGATTTCTTTTAATTGCTTCTTTCATTACCAAGTGCATCATCACGCTTGAATCTTTGCCACCTGAAAAACTAATATACAATTTTTCAAAATTATCAAAAGCATATTCAATTCTTGATTGAGATGCGTCAAGCACATTTATTTCTGAATATTTTTTAATTCCCATTTTTTTTACCTCAATATGAAACAGCAATAGATTTTGCACAAGCAGTTTTTAAATCAATGGTTTTATGTCCATTATTTAATAACCATGTATTTAGGTATAGCAACGCAGTTTTATTTGCTAAAAGTTGTTCATCTTCTGTTAATAAAAAATATCCAGCTCTATAGCATGATGGAATATTGTATTCAATGCAGATTGCAGCTTGCCCAAGCCATGCAATTCTATTCATGGTTAAATTTGTCAAATTATGTTCACATGAATATTTCCATTGATCTATTACCTTAAATAAACAAGAAGAAAATAAAGGAATATTGCGTAAAAAATCCGCATATAATTTTTCATAATCTTCTTTTTTTAAAGAAAGATCATTTCCTTTTTTATTATGAAATCCTGCTGGATAACATTCCCATTTATCCCATGTGTGATATATTCTTTCCATTTTATTCTTCCTCAATGTCATTAAAGTCAGAATCAACGTCAACATCCCAAGATGAAGAAAAATCATCATCTTTAAATAATTCTGATATTCCACTTATTTGGCAAAGTCTTAATACTTCATCAGATTCCATGCCCAAGTTTTTTGCTATTTTTTCATCAGACCAATTTCTGCGTTTTAATTCAATAACAATATCTGACATCGCTTCTATTTTATGTTTCCCTCTTGCTCTATTGTGTCGAATAGTAGATGCCATTCGATTATTTTTATCTTTTTTGTCATCTCTTATTTGAACAATGGGAAGGTATCCAAATATTTTTTCTTGAATATCTAAACATTCTTTTCCAACTCTATGCCTGTGAAATCCATCAATAACTTCATATTTTTCATTATTATCAGGCATAGAAACTATAGGTTGTGTATATCCATCTTCTGATATGGATAATCTTAATAATTCCATTTCTGGAGGAGCAACACTATTTGGATTGTAATCATTTTGATATACATTTTTATTTTTAACCCATTTAACAAAATCAACAGGCTCTGATTTAAATGGGCTTATTTCATGTAATGCTTCTCTTACTTCATTTATTAAATCAATTTTTACATCTATTGGTTTTCGATTTATTTCTTCAATAATTTTTTTTAATAACTCTTTCATGATAATCTCCAGTATTCTGTTTGTTCGCTCGTATATGATGTTAAATCCGCATTGGGCAACAATTCTTTAATAGCTTTTGCGTAACTTATTGAACCTTTTTTAACAACTTTTGTTAATTTATGCCCGTTAATTTCGCTGTCTTTGTTATTGCAATCAAAGACAATTTGTTCAAGAATTTGTTTTGAAATATCTTCAAGAGATTTTATTTGAGCTTTTATTTCAAAATAATAATCAACACAATCAGATATTGTTTTTTTGTCTACCTGATAACGTTTATCTTGCAAATACTTTTCTGGGTTATCGCGCTCAATTAAATACTCGTCATGGAAACTTTTTAGAATTGGCAGGTGCTTATTTATCCATTCGCGATCATAATCAACGTTTTCTATTTGGTCGCTATGTGGACTCCATTGATAAAAATGACACGCGCTCATGTGTGTTACAAACAATTGCACCTGAATCTGCGCATAATAATGCGGTTGATCTAATATTGATTTAAAAACAGGTGGATTTTTATCGCGTTGACCATAAGGGCATTTAATCTCAATTAACTTATCAAAACCAACAAATCCATCGGGGCTTGCTCCTAGCCAGTAATCATGCGTATAAAATCCACATTTTTCTACCATAACACCAGTTCTAAACTGATAATCCATCTTTGCTAAATCTTCGTGAAACGTGCCATATTCTGTGGCTTGGTTGCCTTTAAATTCACGCTCTGCGTTGTGATATTCACGCACCATGTTGCGCATGACATCTTCACGCTTCATAAATGGGGATAATCCAAGTATTGCGCCAACGCTTGAGCCTGTAACGCGATATTTTCGTTGTGCAAACCATTCTGGTGTTCTTTGCTCTATCATTTTACTCACCTTTATTTGCTGCACGTCCATGTGCGTTTGTTTAATTAATTATCAGAAAGGAACATCGAAATTATCATCAGCAATTTCTGGTGCTACTTTTACAGGTTCTTCAACACTGCGTGGTGATACCGCTGCAACCCAGTTGCCTGTTTTGTCGTTTATCTCCCAAACCATGACTTTAATTAACATGGGTTTATTCATTATTTGCAGTAACGTTACATTAGTTGGCGCTGCATTAAATTGTGCCAATACTCCACCAGCATTTTTATCAATAGCTGCAAGCATATTTAAAGCCTTGTCGCGTTTCTTTGTGTCTGCGTCAAATACGCGCACTTTTTGAAACACTTTGCGGTTTTTATAAGCGTCTGGTTTGTTTACTGTCCACGCCAAATTAATATATTCATCGCCTTGATATTCCGCAATGTTAGCTTCAGTAATCATGGCCAAGCAGGTCGTGTTTTCCGGTATCAACGCAATACCACCGCCCGATTCAAATTTACCCGTTGTGTCTGTTGCGCTTTTACCTTCGCTTGTTTGCCAAAAACTCATAATTATTCTCCTAAAAAT